GCTCAAATAGCCCATTTGCGACAATACAAGCCCTGTTCCTGTTGACATTTCCCCTCGTCTTGCTTCTTCCCGAAGCATCTCAGCCCGTTTCTGAAATTCGCTTAACGCTTGCTGGCCTGGAGTAGTCTGCTCCCAATTAGGGCCAAGTTTGGCTGACAAGTTTTCTACCAGGCGATCATACTGTTTCTTTAGCTCTTCTTCTAAGGCAGGACTAACGGGAAGCTCGCCAAGCAAAGCTTTACGCTGACGCTCCTGGGCAAGCTTGAGGTTTTCATAAGCCGTCCGCTCCGTGGGAGTCATTGAAGCAAGGAGTTCTTCTTCGGTAAGCGGAATAAGGCCCTCATCGGTTTTCTTGAGCCCTATAGTTTTAAGAGTGTACGGCAAAAGAGCTTCCTGCAAAGCCCTTTGCTCCCTCATAAGCTCAAGCTGTTCCCTCTGAATCTCTATCTCTTCTGGCGTGGGCTTTGGAGCCTCAACTTCAGTTTTTCCGCACATTTTAGCCGCCTCCTAAAAGTTTATAGAACCAAATATGATTATTGCTCAAGTCTATCTTATATGGCTTACCTCCCAACCGAGTCAAAAGCCGAATCATCTTGATATTTTCAAGCTCAGTGTCAATGAGCCACCCCCTTATTTCAGGATCTTCCTCAATGAACATCTCAAGGTCTTTAAATTCCCGATACATCCGCCGATTAACACCTAGTGACACACCATTGGGATTTTCTTCGTATGTCGGCGAAGTCACCCTTAACCAAGGTAATTCTAGTTGTACCTCAAAGTGTGTCATTTTAATAACTTCTGTGCTTTAAAATGATTTGTTACAATCCTAGCTAATTCTTCTTTAGCTTCGGCTCTATTTGTTAATATTGCAAGTGCTTGAAAAATATTGGCATTCTTTGTCTCGCCTACTTCCTTCTGCATTGAAAAAACTTTTCTGTGCAATTCTTCAAGATTATCTGCAATCACATGAAAAACACAGGAGGCAAACTCCTCGGGCTTTTGCTCAATGCCTACAAGTTTTATTCCCTTACGGTAGAGCCTACATTCCTCGCAGTTTAGTTTACCGAATGGACATTTTACTTTCATCAGTTCCTCTGCTGCCTTGTGAAGTTCCGGCCTGGTGGACGCCATGTGTCGCCGTGGTTGTGCGGCTGGCCACCACCTGTGTCTAAAATATCTAGCGTAGCGCCAGCCTCTTCTTTTGATGATGTGTTAGAAGCAGCTATTAATGGGTCACCTGGGTTCCATGCAGCAATTGAGTCTTTTCCTCCTTTTAGGTCTATTTGGTGGCTATGACTTGGAATCTCATCTATCGTCAACGTATGGTCTGGTTGTTGCCATATCCCTCCTGATTTGTCTGTTGCCCCTGCCTCCCCTCCTGCCCCTGAGCCTTTGGTAATATAAATTACCATGTCGTCCTTATCGATCAGAAGGGTGTATCCAGTTACAGCCGTATCTTTCTCAAACAGGATTATTTCGCCGGATGGCACATCTCTAACATTTTCAAGAGAATAGCTTGGATCAATGTACCATTGAGATTTGCCCGTTATTTGTTTAATTAAATATCTGAGCCTTTGAAGCTCGCCCCTTAATGACGTTGCAAGCGATTCTGACCCGCCTGGGTATGGATCAGCCGTTGCCTGCATTTGGGTAACAGATTCAGAGGCATCTTCTATGGAGTCAGGGTTAAGGTTGTTTAGGATATTATCAAATTCTGCATTCAGATCAGATGCAGTTAAAGTTTCACCTTCTACCCAAGTTTTTATTCTGCTAAGCAGTCCCATTTAACAAGCCCCCCTCTACACTGAAGACCTCATACTAAGTGGTTTATGGTCTATGAGTATTTTGCTTACAAAGAAGTCTTCATCTGCATTACTGTTATAAACTTCAAGCTGGATCCTTTTCCCTGTGTTCCCCAAGTCAAAATCCTTATCAATTAGCTCTTGCCCACCCAACACATCGGTGCCCAGCACAAAACTACCAAGGGCCCCTCCTGTTCCTGCTAGAGAAACGCTTTGCTGTGTCTGTTGAACCCCATCAACCCACCAGTTGATATAAAGGTCATAGTCTCCTTCTGGTTGAGTAACAAGCCAACCCCTCTTGTAATGCTTGGTTATTCTTGAATTATCAAAAGTCATGTGAGGGGTTTTGAAGCCGGCATAATAGGCATTGCCGTCATCACTTCTATTTTCCGTTTCAAGTTTCCATATATTGCCGGAATAGTCACCTGTATAAATCTGGTAGCTTCCAGCAGAAACCCTAATTAAGGCTGAGCAAGAAGCTGAATATCCCGAATTTGAACTTTGGTTATCGTGTATTGCCCACGCTTCCTGTGGTGGCTTGTCTATGAAATAAACTAAGGCTGTATCAACCTCTGTTTGCCCGTTTCGCACTACAAAAAACTTGATTGCCCTTAAGATAGGATCATAAATCGCATGAAAATCATCAATGTAAGATAGATTCACATATTCTTTGATCCACCTGTTCATAAAAGATGGTCTTGTAATAGAAGCAGCTTTATAGTCCCCGTATGATTGGACAGCAGTAATGGAATAAATCTCGCCATCCTCCATCATTGCGATAAGGTCATTAGGAGTCTTTACGATAACCCTGTGATGGGCTGCGCCACCTTCCCATTGGGCAGCTACATATCCCCAATTGGCAGTGTCGGAATCTGAATCATCAATGATATACGCCTGTTTTTTACCGAAACAAATCAGCCTATCCCCGAACTCTGCCGCTCCAACTATTCCGAATCCATCACCAGTCTCGATGTTGATGGTAACAACATTGGCGTCTGAAAAGTTTTTACCATCTCCGTTTGCCGAGGCATAGACTGTATGAGGAGTTGAAGGACATCCAATTGCCCACAGCCTCTCAGAAACCCCACGGCCATGTTTAATCAACTGTTTCGGGAAATTAGAACCCGTCCAATCAGAAGGGATTGAAGTAATATCCGATGTAGATGCTGCACTGCCATCCCATGTTTGGGGCCTTGAGTATCCGTCACAGATGAACAACTCATTATCAAACGTCTCAAATGAGAAATGAGTTGTAGTTGACATTCCTGTCTTAATAGTTGTTGTGTCATCCTTGTAAATCTCTCCAAGATTCGTAGCTACGATCAGAAACTGGTTCCCGTTCCGTAATATAAAGTCGTACAGACCCATAATGCGGGGAGCGTTTGAAAAAGCCGAAGCATAAACGTGGGCTGTCCCTCCCCGCTTCCTTCGCCCGTTTTCATCAAGGTTGATGTTACGGGAAGGGTAAACCATTGACACGGGATCAATCAGGTCAATATTCGGGTTGTGGACCAATCCCCCACGATTGCAAGGAATTTGATATGTTTGGCCTCTGTAACCCATCACTCATCCGTAAAAATGTTATAAACTCCACCTTCCTGGATTATCGCATCGTCAAATGAAGCTTCCGGAGGAACCAGAAACTTAGCGTTCTGATGCTCGATGTTCTCTCTCGCTGCCTGAGCAATCATAAAGACTTCCTGCGGCAACTGATAGTCTTCATCACTTGCTATCTCGACAGCTAAATTGAAGACCAAAGCCCTCTTATACTCAGGGGGCAAGTCTATACTGGTGCCCAGTGTTGAAAACTCTGTTAAATGTTTCCACGACTTAAGGTAAAGCGTGTATGTATCGTCAGGCTCATAATCAAAGTAAATGTATGCTAGTGGATAAGAAGGATAGTAATAAAGAGTTGTTGGTTTACCGTCTGAGCCTTTTGATACAATCTGGTCATATTCCTTGACGGAAAGTACTTGTAAGTACCTGTCATACGAGTTACTGTCCCTTAAAAAAGCATCAAAGATATCAATTGGCCGTGCGGTATTAATATCACCGCTTGAGCCGATACTATACTTAGCTGTCCCTATGGTTAAGGTATGGGTGTCCTCAGTAACATACGGAATTAACAGCCCCCCGACGCTCCATGAGGTAAGCAGCATATTCAAAGCATCTAGGGCCTGATTTTTCTTTGTATCAGAAGGACTTGAAAAGCCAAGCTTTCTTAGTGCTGCTTTTACTATATCTTCAGCCGTTGATATTGCCATCTTCCTTTACCTTTTTTGGTGGCCTGCCCGGACGCCTTTTTAACTTCGCTGGCGTATCCACCCAGCCTTCCGCATCCAGCCTTTTTGCTTCTTCTTCTGTAATATCCTCAAATATTTTCCCTTCGGGATAGTCTTTGTGATACAACCAAACGGCCATTATAACCTCCTTTATTATTTTGGTGCTGGCGGCAAGGGGGAAAGAGGGGAAGAAAGCCCCTCACCGCCAGCCTTGCTGGGGTTAAGCAGTGATACGGCACGCAAGCTGGGCTCGCACGGCCTTATACCCATAAAACACGTCAATACGGCAAGGGAATTTGTCATTATTGATGTCGTACTGACGGACGATCCTCAGAGAGATTCCGTCATAGACCTCCCTAGCCGCAAAATCCACTCCTTTAGGCATAACGAGGTCTGCACTCACGAAAGCGAACGCATCCCTATGGTATGCCATATTCTGAGCATAACTGGTAGAAGCAGAACCCACCACGGTGATAGCGGCATTATCAGCAGGAGAGCCAGACACTGTCTGATAAGCGCCACTTGTGGTGATGGAAGGCGAAATGCTCAATGTAGCATTACCAGAACCATCAACAGTGACATCAGCCGTTACCACAAACTGTTGTAGCTTCCCTGTGCTCACCTTGGTTTCAGGATGAACCATGTAGACGCCAGCAATGGTAAACACGGTTCCCTTGGTGATGGTATTGCCAGCAGTCCAGCCATCAGTTACCAGGCTAGAACCCGTCTGAGAAGCACCATTCACCAGCGGAGTTCCACCCATAGACCCGTTGGTATGCACAGGAACCAGCTCGTTCTCATACCAGTCAAAACCAGCGGTACGCCCCATCATGCCTTCCCTGTATTGCTCTTCAATAGCAGAGCTTGAATGGAACAGGCCCTTAAGAGCGTCCACTATTTCAACGGCAGCCTCAGAGTTGATGCAAACAGCCCTGAGATTGTCCTTTGGACACAGGTTCTCATTGAGCTTTTGTCTGGCCTGCAAGTAGGTTTTGAGGGTGTTAGGGACTGTCCCCGCTGTGCCAACGAGGTTATAAACCTCTTTGTACATATTGAAAGCATCCGCTTCCACGTTAGCGGCAAGAACAGCCATTGCAGGCTCAAGAATCCTTTCGGAAAAGTCATCCAAGCTGAGGGTAAGTTCAGCAGACGAGAAGTTAATATCAACACCCTTCTGAGTCCCGAGCACCAGATCAACCTTAGTCTCAGTGACATCCTGTGCAGACAGGGTTGCACCAGACCTGATGGTAAACTGGTTAGGGAGCCTCACCTGAAGGGTATCCCCAATTTTTGCGCCAGCTACGGCAAAACGGTTATCGTATTGCCTGTTAATAGTTCCAATGAAAGTTAGTTTGTTGTGAAGAATCCTGAGA